TCTATTTCCCTCCTATACTTTTTAGGTTGTCATTCCAGAGACATAATCTCCATTAAATTTGTCGCGCAAATATCGTGCTTCCCGAATGGATCCTCGTAAGTCAGTTTCTGACTATTTGCTCCAATTATGATTCCTCGATGAAAAACAAATTTACCGTCTTTCCATTCTTTAATACGAACTTCATTTGCTGTCTGGATTGCGATCTCCAATTCTTCCTGAAGTATCTGCAGGTCGAATTCATCTAGTAAAGGTTTATCTACTTTCCCTATGCTTTCATTCCACTCTCTCATTGCTTTAACATGTTCCGGCAGAAATAACGAAGTCCATTTGATATTGCCACGGTCCTTAATGTCGCCTTGCAGCTGCATCGCCCGGTTAATCTTTCTCATATCACTACACGTTCCCTTTTTACCACTGGAGCGATTGCGAGAACATTATCGATAATAAATGTACGCTTAGCGTTCTTCGTCATACAGAATGCCTGGAACGATGTGGAGTTCATCTTTATTACTTTCACGCAACGTTTGGACAACTGGCCGTGTTTATCCATGTAGATCATCTCAACAATCTGATTCAGCTTCATACACTTTCGAATTTGATCTCGCATCATATTCGCTCCTTTTCGACTATTATATGCGAACATACGTTCTTTATGCAACAAAAAGAAAAGCACCTGAGTGGGTGCTTAAACGCTAAATGATGTCATACTATATTAAGATAGTTTTCTATTTCACCTGATTCTATTTTCTTAGAAAAGAACATGAATTCTCTTCCCTTCGATGGCTTGGCAATAGAGTAGTTGAGGTAATATTTTTTATGATTAAATTTTGAATAAAGTATTTCAATTTCATTCGCAATATCATATGTCAAAATCCAATATTTATTTTTCATTTTATTTTTTATAGCTTTAGCTAATTTGACATGGTCTTCATGTAAATAAAAGTTCGTATAGAGTGCTGGTCCTTTTTGATAGTAAGGGGGATCAAAAAAAGTTAAAGATTTATGAGTATATTTAATCTGAGACTCTATAAATTCTAACGCATCCATATTGCAAACTTTTATTTGATGTGCAAATGTAGAAATCTTTAATATTCTACTGATTATATCTTGCTTGTTAAATCTGCAATCAATTTTGTATTCACCTTCTTGATTTTTTCCACCTATTACTCCAGCTTTAATAATACCTGATCGATTAGTTCGATTTAAAAACAAAGTGGAAAATGCCAACTGTAATTCATCGGCATATTCCTTTTGACGTTGTATCTGCTTTTGGATGTGCCATGTATCGATATCAATTGGAGTATCTAAGATTAATTTAATTAATTCATCAGTTCTTGTTAATACAATATGCCAAAGACAATATATACTTCTATCCACATCATTGATTATGATTTTTTTAACATCACCGTTAATTAGTAACTTGAGTGCAACTTCAGCTCCGCCAGCATATGGCTCAATATACGTTTTAATATTGTTTTTTTCTACTAAATACTTGATATATTGATATGTTTTGTTTTTACCACCAGGATATCTTAATGGGGAAAAGTTTACCACTCAATCACCTCAAATTAAATATAACTTAATTTTCTTAACTTGGCCATAAGTTAATAGTACTAATCTGTTAATTTGAGGTAATTATGTATTAATATTAGATAAGGGGTGATTTTCTTATTAATCACTTCTTTTAATTCATTATAAAATGTATGTGAACTATTATGAGCGATTAAATGTAAATAACTTACAAGTGCCTGATTGTCTATGTGAGATATTAAATTTTGGGTTTCTTGAAAGGACATCTTGTTATCACCTTGTACTAATTTTTCAAGAAGTTTATTATCCTTATTCATACTGTCAAGTATTTCTATAATGGATTTTGTATTTGCTTTAGAGTAATTCAAAGACTTATTTGTAATTAACAAGTCTATTGATCTTTCGATTAATTGTCTTACTGAAGATGCAATCATATGTGGATATTTCTCAGGCTCTTCTAATGAAGTTATTTCAGATATTATGTTGTTTGTAACTTCCGAAATATCGATTACAACATTTCCTTTAACTAAAGAACTTATTGGAGTAAATAAATCATTGTTTTTCTTAATCCTAGTAGTCAACCTATAATTATACCTTTCTACTTCTATCACAACACTGTGAGATTTCACTATTGAGTTGTTTTCTATTCTAGCTTGAATATTATATCTACCAGGTTGTGCATCACCAGAAAATGTATTTGAAATAAGTTTCTTCCCAGAATGTATGAAGCTAACCTTACTAATCAAGTTTTCTCCATTTGAATCCGAAGCAACTTTAATTATTCTCGATAGATCGTAATCTTGGTACTCCCTGATAGATATGAAGTTCTTGTTAAGATCAAATAGAATTTTATACTCATCCTCATTATTTTCTTTCTCAGGATTAGAATCTGGTTTTATATCATCAGTATCTTTCTTTATATCAGAATCATTAAGATCTTCTTTGTCACTATTAACACCGTCTCCAACTATTGTCGCTGTAACCTCTTCTGCAGAATTAACTTGTCCTATCGGGTTAATATTCTCAAAAAATGAAGTTGCATTTTCTCTTAAATAAACATCTGTGACTGTTCCGTTCTTTAACAAAAAATACTCTATCATTTCACAGACTTTTTCATATACAATTTTATCCGTTAGTGATATTTCTTCTCCTCTTTTCAATCTAAAAATGCGTGTTTTTATTGATGAAAAGCCGAAAAACCTTTCTATAGTAGTTGATATGCTTCTCTTTACAATTTGGTCATATAAATATTTTTTCGAATCGTCATTTTTAAGTTTGCTTAATAGTAATTTTTTAAAAGTAATTTTCCCTTGGTCATCAAAATTATCTTTCTCAATACTACTCCAGTGAATTTGGCCTACCCCATCTTGTTCCCCAGAATGCAATTTTCTTACATGATTTCTTGCTGATTCTTCATCTGTATAAACTTTGGCACTGACTATCAAAGTACTTATGTCTTTAATATTTTTTAAATTAATTATAAAAGAATATAAGTCTTTGTATATTTCTCTTATAATTTCTAAATTCTCATCTTTGAAGAGTTTAATAGCTGTTAAGCGTCTATTTCCATCAAAAACAATATAATTACCATCTTTTTCTAACACGATAAAATCTTCTAAGACAACTTCTGACTCAAAAATGTCTATTATTAAATTTTTTATTTTGTTTGGTCCCACTCTTTTTAATTTTAGCATTGCTAAAATGGCGTCTATTTCATTAGTCACTTCGTGTGGGAAACGAGGATTTGAGTTAAATAGTTGTAAAATATCTGTATTCATGTCTCGATGCTTTGGTTTTTCATAAATAAGAGTCAAGATTCTCAAACCTCCAGTTTTTTGATTAATATTATAACAACGAAAATGCCAATAATACTGTTTTCGACAAAATTAGACAAAATAAAAAAGCCCCACTCAAAGAGCAGAGCTAAAAGTTATTTAGTTTCATCTATCAAATATGTTTGCCATCCAAAAGTCTCATCAATTTTCATTCGAGCTTCCTCTGCAGATTCTTTCGTACTGAATGTTCCTGTGTATATTCTATACATTGGATTAAACTCAGTAGATTCTGCTGCTTCATACAATATCCATCCAAACTTCTCTTTCATCTTTTCCAACGCTTCAGCAAATGACTTAGCACTTCCAAATGTTCCGGTCTTAATTCTGTAAACACCTGGTGTAACCGTTTTTGGTTTTGTTAATAACTCAGTTATAGTCGCAAGAGTTACAGGACCAGCATTACCATCCACGACTAAATCGTGCTCTTTTTGAAATTGTTTAATTGCAGCAGTTGTTTTTGGACCATTGATGCCATCCACTTCTATCGATGCTCCTAGCTTGTTCAACTTCTCTTGGAGTTCCACCACTTCCGGAATGGCCATATAGAGTTCAGGATTCACTGCATTAGATTGTCCAGTAGCCCATTTCCCATCGTGTATTTCAAAATGAAGGTGTTGTGCAGTAGATGAACCCGTTGAACCCATGTATGCAATGACTTCACCTTGCTTCACCTTTTGGCCCACCTTAACTTGAATAGATCCATCACGCAAATGAGCGTAATTCGTTTCAAATGTTTTGCCGTGAATGTTGTGTCGCAACAGAACTATGTTTCCGTATGTTCCGAGTGGTCCAACACGAATAACAGTTCCATCAGCTGCAGCATGAATTGGTACATTGCCCTTTTGTGCAATATCGACTCCTTGATGCCAAGACCTTACTTTGCGAATTGGATGATTGCGCCATCCAAATGGGGATGTAATTCTCCCCTCACATGGTTTAATGAAGTTGGCCATCTTACTCCAACTCCTTCACTTGAGAAAGTTGTGCGGCTTTTCGTGCTTTACGTGTCACGTTGTTATTCTTCCACCATGCCCAAATTCCTGTTACTACTGTCAAAGTCGACGTTAAGGCATACTCCACTGATTCATCTTCAAAGGGTAATGGAGAGTACCCCTGGTTGACAAGTAATTGATTTAGCATAGCTACTGCAAATAGAGTGGTGCGGATGATCATACCTTTATCGAATGGTGCACTAGTTTTTTCCGTCATGTGAATGACCTCCTATTAGTTAATGACTTGCGACAAAATAAATAGCCCTAACGGTGTGATTATCGAGAAGATAATACCGATGGACCATTTCATGGATGTTTTAAATTCGTTCAGTTGTTTATCAAGATTCTCCGCACAATTGAGTGCTTTTTTGGCAATGTCGTCTGTTAGATCGATTTTCTCGCCTAGTGACCCAACGTCTTTTTTGAGCTCAAGTGCAGAATCTATCTTGCCTTCTACCCTTGCGAAATTCACATTCAGTGCGTTCACGCTCTTTGTCATTTCGTGTATGGCAGTGCTTTGTGTTGTTTCTTGAACAGTCATCGGATCACTTCCTCATTAGAAAAAGCACTTACTCGATGGAGTAGGTGCTTTAAAATTTTCTCATATAAATATGGTTTTAATAGATATCACAAACAATATTACTGCAATTAATCCCAGAACATTTGCTGAAAATTCGTAACCGTGCAAATTTAACTGATAAATACCATAACAGAATATTGTTAAGTAAATAAATTTGATAGTGATCCCTAAAATCCATTGAAATGTTGTGATATCTTGAAATGATTCATACACTTCAGGATTGCTTTCAATAAAGTTGTATCTTCTTTCCTCCTCGATTACATTTTGTTTACGATATGGTTCATAGACAAAGTAGAAGTAACCGAAAAGAAAAATGGTTAGTGGAGCAATAAAATCATGAAGATAAACTATTGAATATAGAATCAACAACATGTTCACAATAAAGACATGTGTTTTCCAATGAAATTGAAAAAAATACGATTTTTCTACAAACAAATTTATCCCTCCTATTCCTTAATTTTTAATTCTTCTAAAACTCTATTTACCTCTTTTGTACGTTCAGTTTCCGATAAAGATTCATCGTTTAATATTTCCTTTATTTTACGCTTAACGGAATCCTCTCGTCTAGTGATCATTAAATAATCGTAAAACTCTTTCCCTACATCTCGAGATTTTGCTGTTTCATAGTCTGCGGTTTGATTTGCAGAAAGAGGTCTAAATTCATTTTTATAGTATTTTTTAGCTTCATCAGTAGCTGAAGGTCCGAAAAGTATGGATTTTATTAAGTTTTCATAATTTCTCTCAACTGGATACTTTAATTCTTCTTTATCTCCAAATAGCGGAATTGATTTGCCGGTTCCTTTTCCGTCCTTAAATTGCCCTTCATCTCTAAGTGTCTCAGTTCCATTTAAAGTTTTCTTTATTTGATTTCCACCAAACGGAGGTAATAATTTAAATAAAGGATCTTGAATAGCTTCCATAGAGACCAATCCTGTACCGAATCTTTGTGGATTTCTTGAACCGAATAATTCTTCTCTAGTCGGACCATCAAATGGACCCGCTTTACCATATTCTGGGTACAAGTTAGCAAAGAATTGGCCTAAAGGAACGTTACTGGCAATTTCACCAGCCATTGTACCGGCTCTTTGGAGAGGTGTAAGTCCTGGTTCACTTGCATCCAGTGCTGCATCTATAGGATCAAATGTTACAGAAGAACCCCTTGTCTCTTCCATGACTTTATTTAAAACAAAATTCGATGCAAACAACAGTGCTAATCCACCAAAATCTTTTTCCATTTTCATGTCGTTCATGACTCTCCACAAGTTACCTACTTCGAGTGTAAATGGTGCTATCAGCTGCGTAACTTTCGCTTTCTGTGCTAAAGGAACTTCACCAACACCGCGACCAGCAACTAACCGACGAGTATTTTCATCCGCATATTTAATAGGATTTGCAACCTTTAACTTCAAACCCTTCTCATACGCTGAATTCCATACAAATGATGTTCCGGTTCTATCCGCTACTTCCATTAGCCACTCTGCGGCTTTTTGTGGTTGATCTAACCATTTCTCATCAAATTTTCGATACTTAGAATCTAAATATCTTTCTTTTAAAAAAGCAGATTGATGGATTGGTTCATTTTTATTCATAAATGCTTTGATGGTTCTTGAAGCACCTTTTCCTGCCTGTTCTTTCGCAAAAGCAATTCCTAATGGCACATTTGCTACTTGAGCTAAGGTAGATGAAAGATTTCCAAGAATAGTATTCGTTTTTACACGGTTATTTACCCATGTTAAGGCTGCCATTTTCTTTCGCCCAACAATATCTTGAACGATACGATCAAAAAATGGATTCGTTTTTCCTGCCAAATCGCCAGAATATTTATCTAAGAAGTTCAGGAATTCATTTAAATTTCTTGTTTCGTTTGTTTGATCAGCAAGTTCATTTTTTAAGTTGCGAAAGTTTGGGATATTCAAGTCAATATTTTTTGCGTACGAAGCTGCAGGAATATAGTTAAGGAAACCTCCAACCGCATCGCTACTGTATTTCCCATTTCCTCTTCGTTGCATAAAACCTGCCCACTTAGTCCTAGGTTTAGTGAAATCTGACGCGCCAACTAAATGTGGATCGATGGCTGCAGGAGTATCAAAAATATTTTTCAAACCAGTCCAACTACTGAATTCCTGAAAATGGCGGTAATAGTTATCTCGTTTTGGTACCTGTTTGCTTGGGTTATTTGGATATACAATTGCTCTTGCGGCATTTACTTCATCTATGAGATTATCGTATTTTTCTCTAAACCATTTATCTGCCTCAACAACTTTCTGCCAATCGTTTGGTGCCTTTTGCTGCAATGTTGGTAGGTCAATCACTTTTTCTCCGTAATCTTGTACCAAGCGAGAAAGCTTAGATCCTTTTTTAATCCCCATACCTTTAACTATTTTTTCATCAAGCTCTTTTAATAGTTGTTCTTGCATATCTACATATGATTTTTTAGAAGCATCTAAATCACCTAATACTCTTGCTGTGATGGGTGAATCTTTGCCAAAAACCTCGTTAAAGTTTCTATATACATCATTTGTGTATTTTTTTAAAGGTTTAATGTCCTTCAATTCAGAAACATCTACACCCTTAGTTAACTCTCCCATGTCAGCTTTGAAGCTTGGACCATCTGGAGGTGTGGCCACATTCTTATTCGAGCTAATCGTTTCGCTCTTATTAAATGGCAAGTCCCGACTTGACGTATTCTTCACGTCTTTCCCGTTATACGCATCCATCAGTTCTGCATGACTTGGACGGTTAGGATTGATAGAGAAAGGAATATCTGATTTCGGTTCTGATTTTTTAACTGAATCCACAAATATCTTTTTAGCTGCAGGACTTAACTCTGGCTTTTTGACTTTTGAGGCAAGCTTCGACAAGCCTAATGTCGCGAGTGGATCTAATACGGCTCCAGCACCTGTTTCGATTCCAAACTGCGCAAGATTCTGCTTCCAGTTTGTGTCGTTTGGATTGAGTGCTTCACGTCCACCAATTTCAATTGCGGACATAATTGCTCCGACTGCAGCACCCTCTTTGCTTGTTTCTTTCGCAAGTTTCTTTGCAGTTTCTTTTGTAAGTGGCTTAGACAAGATATCTTTGGCCGTATTGGCACCTAGTTTTGTTCCCTTCAGTCCTTTAGCGAGAGCTGCACCTGGAACAAGATAACCGGTTAAATCCGCTAACATGTCCACTCCGCCACCTTCTCCAAGCTTACGCTTAGTTAGGTAGTCAGGAAGTTCCCCGTTTCGCATTCGCTTGTCCAAGTTGCCCATGATGCCCATCGATGCTGAGTTGGTAGCACGTCCTGCGAAACGATCAACCGAATCAAATTGCTTGGACTTTTCTTTATCAAACTCCATTGCGCTTTTCATCATGGCATCTCCAAATCCAACATCATCAAATGGATTGGCTGCTTTCACTGCTCGCTTACCAGCATTCACTAAGTCCAAAAAGAAATTACCATCATCTTTCTTCGCATGTTTATTCTTATCGACACGAAGGAACCCTAAAATACTATCTAGCTTGTCTTTATCCGGCTCGTTTGAGTTGCTCTCTTTTTTGTTCTTCACTAATTCATCGATGACAGAAGTATCTTCTTTTTTCTTTTTCGCTTCTTTTGCTGCCTTTTCACGCGCACTTTTTTGTTCCTTCATTTCTGCTTCAAATGCTCGAACTCGTTCGTTGTATGCTGCCTTTTCAAGTTCAGCACGCGCTTTCGTATAACCGATGTCTCGAGCAGTTGCTAAGCCTGAATCATAGGAACCCTTACCAAAACGCTTTTCAAACGTATCTTGGTATTTACTTCGATTAAAGTTCGTTGCCATTTCCTATCATCCTCTCAACATGCTAAGTGCATCGTTTTTCTCTCGTTGGAATCTTGCCACCACGCTTTGTCGAATATTCGCTGAGGAACTAGGGAAATATGCCAATCCATTGTTTCTTCCTCGCTCATTGTAAATAGCTTTAATCATCGCTTGTGGAGTCATACCAACTCTGGCCACTTTATTCAAGATGTTCTTCGCTCCACCAACACCATGCTGAACTGCAGTGGACCATACTGCATCTTGAACGGCTTTCGGGTATTTCAAAATCCATGGATTAGCTTTTACCACTGGATCAAAATGAGTGGCTTTGATGTAGCTATGTTGTGCATTTGCGAACTTGCTTGGATTTCTAACTGCTTCTTGTTTCCAAGCATTATCGAATGAGCTTGTGCCTGCTTTCAATCCTTTTAGTGCGCCACCATATTTATTCGCAAAAGCTTGTGCATTTCCTGATGCAGTTGTCAGCTGATAACTCCCGTAAGAAGCTCCACCAATATCCCCTGCATTCCGTGCAACTGTACCAGGATTACCTGAAGATTCATATTTTTGGGACAGAGCACCTAACCCTGTCCCACTAGGAAAATTTCCACCGTTCATGTAGCCCTCCATTTCTGTTTGGGCTATAGATTTATCTACTTCACCTTGGTACTCAAGTGCATACATTTTCCATGCCATTTCTTCTCCAAATTGAGAAGCATTCTGTGCCATTTGTGCCTTTTCAGATGCGGACATATTTTTGTACGTATACTCACGCCATGCTTTTTCCTGCGCATAACGTTGGTTGTCCTGCTGAAACTCTTGATTCCATCGTTTGTCTCCAACTGCGTCACGGGACTTCTGATAGTCCCATTGCTGTTGCCAACGATTATCTGAGACATTGTCACGTCCAGTTTGATAATTCCACTCATTCTGTCTCCAACCATCATTCACAGAATCTCTCTCACGTTGGTAATTCATTTGGTCTTGATATCGTTGAGACTCCAATAATGCTTTTGATTTATCGGCTTCTAACGCAGCCATTAGTGATTCAATTTCCCGTGGATCATTCAAGTCAGAGATACGACGATCATAATCATTTCGTTGTTGTTGTTCTTGCATGTTCAGCTGATTTAATGCCCCTTGTCGCGCAGAACCTAACGCCACTTGCGAAGTAACGTTCTCACCAGATGCTGTTAAACCGTTAGCTGCCATCAGTTCACGAAGTTTGGAGACATTCTGAGCGTTGACAACATCTGCTTGGTTACGCTTATCTGCATAAGCAGGTGCGAGTTCTGCTTTTTGTTGATTGATCTGTCCAATTGCACGATCACGTTGAGCATTAAACTGAGCTAACTGCGCTTGTTTTTGTTGTTCAAACATGGCGTTAATTTGGTCAATGTAGTTGGTTGCTTGAGTAGGCTCTTTAGGTTTCACATTTGCGTATGCATTGTAGATTGCGTTCTTTTCGCCTGTTGGTTTATCTAATTGAATACCGGATTGAGCTTTACGGATGATTTCATTCATTTGATAATCGTTAATTCCACCGCTGGTTGGTTTGACCTTTGGCGAGGACTTGTACATATCGTAAATGGCTTGTTTTTCTTTCGTTGGCGCTGACATTGCAATACCTGCTTGAGACTTCTTGTAAATCTCGTTTAGTGTACTTTGATTGATTGCGGCCATTATTTCACCTCATTCTAGACATAAAAAATACACCACATTTGGTGTTAGTATAGTTACGCAATAATATTTCTAACGTTCATCTAATTTGTCTAAAATTAGATTTAACATTTCCATTATATCCTTATTTGTGGGATTCGCTTTCACTTTCAGAGAATCTTTCTTCTTCTCACGGTCACTCTTTCCGACATGAAACCCCTTTGCTTTCTTCTCAATTTTTTTAAGTTTGGGCACGGATAACTACCTCCCCAATTCTTACATTTGGAGCATGGCAAGTTATGAGAATATCGTCAACTACATCGGACGTGACTTCAATAGATACTTGCCCATCAATTAGAGAGAGTGTTTGTTCTGCTCCATCAATCGAAAAGGTAACAGAATCATTGCTCCCTACTTGGTATTGCCCCTCATAGTTATATAGCCTCGCGGTCACGGTAGCAACATCCGTTCCATTTGATAGAATGGTTTCCTTGTCCGTCGATAAACGAATGTGTGTTGCTTGATCATAATATGAAGTAATCGAAACTGTTTGTGTATCGGTCACTATTTCCTCGGACTTATAAACGGAGTCCCCTTGGACAATAAAATTACTTGTCATGCTTATTCCTCCCTAATCTAACTCATAAGAAATCATGGTTGTTCCTGCTTTGTTGCTCATAAATGAACCTTTAAGTAATTCGAATGAAGTATTGAATGGAATATCAAGTGCCTTTAATTCGCTAGTGGGTTTGTTTGAGTAAGTATTGTGCCACGGGAAATAAGTGTCGTTGATTTGTGTGACTCCATCTATCTTTAGTGTAAATTTCCCTTGGGTAGACACTTGAATCATATTTAGTTTACCTTTACCCGTTACTATGATTAGACTTGTATTCAATACGCTGTTTGTTGCTATATGGTTAATCTTTGCGACGGTCAATGGTTATCCTCCTTATAAAACATGATACATAACCCACGTGTATATATTTAGTTGGTTGTTATACGTTGCGTTGGTCATCTTGGCGGATATTGACAATGTCGAAAACTCCACATCTTCGAACACATAAACTTCTGTCATATTTCCGTTATTTAGTGCCGAGCCATCAGTATTATAAGCAAAGGGATATTGTAGAGTTGTCGGACGAACAACAACCCCATCAATGGTTATGGTCATACTCATCTGACTGTAGACATATTCAGGAGAAGAACCTCCCGCATAATATGTTCCTAATACAGAAATTGACTTCAATACTAAATTAGTCCCGCTAATCGTCAGTAACGTTTTGTCTGTATTATCAAGTGATAAATTAGTGGGATTAAGTAATGACGGTGTTCCCGTTCTATTTGCAGTTGGTAATCCACTAACCCCTTCAACTAACTCACTAGCTGTCGGCACTTCTCCCACTTGCGTGACTGTCCCACCCTTACCAACAATAGCGTCACGCACGGATAAAACCTTATTGTCAGTATCGGACTTTAAAGTGTCTAACTCTAGACCGACTTCTTGTAAAGCACCTTCAGTGTTTTCGGATGTGTAGTAATTGCCCTCATCTGATAAGGAAACGTCACTCGCTGTAGATGCTATGCTAAAGGCTAATTTCTCAAGGGTAATGGAATTGTCTGGAATTTGCCCGAGAACAATCCCTTGTATTTGCCCGAGTAAGTATGCTTTATTGGAATCATCAAGTGCTTTTAGACTTTCCAATAATTCTTGTACAGTCGTTCCAGCTATATCTGCAATCGCTGTTACCGAGATGTTATCTGCTCCACTGTCTCCCTCAGCTGTCGATTTGAGGGCATCAATTAATTGGTTCAAATACACTCGGACCTCATCTGGTGCAGCATCAAACTGTGCCTTCACTTCTGCTGCAGTCATCGTCGCATTTGGTTTGTCCGCAAGATCCTGCACCTTTTTAGTAAATGCATTTAACTTTTGTAATGGCATATCATCACCTCTTTACTTAACTGGGGATTGATAACGATATTTAATACCTATCGATAACAATCCAAGTCCTTCGTCTAATTTGTCATTTTTCATCAACAACTGAAAATGTGTGATCTTCTTCGCTTTTATTTTTGCCATTGCTTCCTGTGGAAATTGCGACAAAATGAATGACCAGTTATTGAAATCGATATTTCGAAAATCGAGTAAATCCATTCGAGAACTTTTCACTAGATCACTTTCTTTTTTGTTCGAAATGTAATATAAATCCACGCTAGTCCTCGTCATTGGCTTCATTCCGAAATACACTTTCTCCACCAGTTTACGAAGTTCATCAGCTGAAAAAACGAATTGCTTGGAACGCCAATACGCATTGATTGGCTCACCATTATCGTTAAACGGTGTAGCTTCACTTTCTTTGAAAAAGCGATACATCATTCCCTCTTCAGAAGAAGCGAAATAAAACTCGTCCTCAATTTCGATAAAAGCGCTTGCTTTGATGTTGTCGTAGATGAACCATTCACCAATCGAATAATCGAAAATATATACTTTGCTGTTAACCGCTAGCCAATACTTACGATCGTGATCAAAGGAGATTGCTGACTCTAGATTTGGTTCTCTTAACAACGCATTATCTATGTTCTCGCTGACATGCTGCACATTTCGTTCATCACGAACGGTTGATGCAGTCAGAATGTATACGCCAGTTTTATCAAGAGATATGGGATTGTTTTCGATTGTCTGAATGGACTTCGACGCAATTGTCCCTACTTGATCATTAATTGGCTTTAACGGAAATGATGGTTCCCCATTTTGCAATTCAAATCGCATCACCCATTTGGAACGTTCTTTTTCAATCACAAGATAATCATATTGTTTGGTGAAACCTTGCACCTTTTCTGCATCAGTCCCGATTTTATAAAATCCGTTTTCCGGAAAGTACGTTGGATCCTGCAATCCACTCCGCCACACTTGAGAAGGATAAATAGGATTTCCGCTCACGAATACCCTTGTATCATTGGAGCCACCAAAGATAACGTTGAAACGACATTTCTTAATGCGATCCGCAAAGCTCGGTTGTGTTTTATAGGCGGTAATCTCCACATTATTTGTGCCAGTACTTGGGGCAGTAACAAAGGTCACTTTGCCTGTAATTGCATCAAATGTGTAATCGGTTGTAATTGTTTTGAGAACATTATCTACTTTTACGATGGCTGGTGTCGCATCCAAATCCTTTAACGAAAGATAGAAGTCTTTTGCGGTACCATCACCTGAGAATGTTTCTTTAAAACCTGCTCCAAGTAAATTTAAATCCTCGTACAACGCCCCTCCGCCATTTTCACCTGGCAATTTACTGATTAGAAGTGTCGGAATATAGGGCACAATTTCTTCAACGGAAGTCCCGTCAAAGACTAAATAATTAGTTCCGTCTTGGATATAACACTTTCCTCCATATTCAAAGAATGAGACTGAGTTATCTGCAATTCCTGTATACAATTCAACCGGTTGTTCGTTGTCTTGTTGCTTATACAGTTTTGTTCCGTGCGCAAGAAGCAAGATTTCACCGTTCTCATGATGAAATAAGTGAATACCATTAATTGCACCTAGACCAAGTGAAACGTCAAACTTCTTTTCATACCCAGTGCGTTTATTTAATGCACCACGCTCATCCACATGCATGTTTAACATATCGGATGCTTGGCTTTGGTCTATTTGCGTTGGAGTAACACTCAAGTTAATACCTTTAAACGGTTCCACACGAAGTAAGGGCGGTGGAGCTGGTATATTCGTGACTAATTGCGCCATCAGCCTTCAACTCCTAGCACACTATAAACATCGACAATCGGTTCTGGAGTACTAACAGATGAATATTTCTTCTTTAATTCGTCGTATCGAGCGTTAAAGAAAGAAGAGATAGTTAAGTCATCATTAATTAACAAATGTGCTGCAAGTCCATACGGAAGGACGAGGTATGCTTGTCTGTCATTCACTTGTAAAGGTTCAGTCAAGTCATTGATCGGAATAAATACTGCCGTGATTGGCAGTAATTCGAGTTGTAGGATATTCAATGTTTGAATAGCTTTTGTTTTGTAATAGGCAGGTGTTTCTGTCGCGATAACACCTGTTTCTAACACTTCATCCATTAAGGTAAGCGCACGATCAAATACCGCTTGTGCTGTGACAGGCATTTGGCCACCTACTTTCTACTTGTTTTACAAATGAAAAAAGGGCAGGTTCCCCCGCCCTTTAGTTGTTATTCCGTTTCGCCTTCGTTTGTACCAGGTGCTTCAACTTTCTCACCATATAATTTATCGCGATCAGCTTTTGTAGCTGGTTCAAATCCTGCTTTTTCAAATGCTGCAACTTGAATTGGATCACGAGCTACCAAGATATCTTTACCATCTTTAATTTTGAATTTAATTTCCATAGTCTAAAACCCCTTTATTATATTGTTTTGTGAACGTATAGAGCGTTCTTTTTATTTTCAAGCACAAAAGCATCATAACGGTTACGACCTTCAACTAGTTTTCCGTTTACACCTGGAGGGTTGTCATGAATCTTGTAATCTTCTAGTTTTTGAGCTCCTACAGTAGCTACAGGGTGACAGATTAAGAAAGGTGTGTTAGCCGGCATGTAAGAAGACGGGACTTTAATTACTTTCATTCCATCTAATTCACCCACCTGACCGTTAATAAGCATCTTCTGTGCAATCTCAGTAGATTAATAAAATCTGGTGATAGTTTAATCAGCTTGTAGAAGCTAGTAGTCACATACAATAATCGACCACCTTGAGGAACTTTCTTATCATCTAGTTTTCAGTTCCATCAAGTACCGAACTATATGCATTAGATGATGTTACAGCAGCTGTAGTTGTATGTCCGTTAGCAACTGCAGCCGCAGACATTGTAGCTAAACGGTACACATCAATTTCAGGAACGATTACTTCATCCACTTGTCGAGCTAATGCTTTTCCTGCCGCCATTGTACCGTTTGTATCTTGCTCATTCGCTTTATCGATTGTGAATGTGAATGAACGGTCACGAGTTAACAGCATTGTTTGGACTGTGTTATCCAGTTCCGCTGCTGATCCATAACGAGAAGTACCTGTTTTCACATAATCGTTCATTCCAACAGTAGGTACAGAGTACACTTTAATTGTGTCTACACCATTCCAATCATACTCATGGTTTACCGCTGCTTCTGTTAGAGACTTTAATTTGAATCGTTCGTCGACTTTTTTCTCATACTTGCTTGCTAAGTTTACTACCATGTTTGTTCACTCCTAATAATGTTTTTAGATTGAATTGAATCCTTTGAGGAAGTCATCCTCTGAAGCTGGTTCGTCTGTTCCGAGATTCGTAAGACTACCAACTGTGGCACGTTTTGCATTTTGGTCATTCTGTTTGTACGTTTTGAGTTGGTTCTGCAAATTCTGCATGTGTTGTTCCATGTACGCATAACGAAGTGGAACACCTTGCTCATGACGTTGCCAAACTTCTGGTGGATTTGGTCCGTCTTCGGGTCAAAGTCTCGCTCGTTCGCTTCTTTGAAGAATTGGAAGAACTCCGTGAACTCCTCGTTACGTTTTTGTTCCTCTTGCTGACGTTGCTTTTCCTGTTGTTGCTCTCTCGGAATTTTTTACTTTCCAAGATTTCGCGAGCATATTCTTCTGGAATGTTTGTTGAATCAGTTCATCTAGCTTTGCTTGCTCACGAGATTGTTTTGCATAATCTAGGAACTGTGAGTGTCCATTCCAGCTTCTTCGCCATTTCTTCAATAAAGGAAAGTCGTGGATCTGTTTCAAGTTGTTGCAATCGTTCCTGAGTTTGTCGTAATTCATTCCTTTTTGAATGAGTGGCACGGCATCTTCATAACCGATTTCTTGTTCTTCGTGGTTGAATTTCACTTAAACGATGGAGGTAACTGTTCTTCTACTTGCTCATTTGAAAGAGTTCTTCCTCCTCATTTAAAACATCATCAACTGGTGTGGTATCCTCTGCTGATTCCAATTCATCCTCGAAACTTAAAAAATCGTCTGTCTCTTCAAAGCTGGGTGACTCGAGAGACTCTTCTACTGGTAAATCAACTACTTCTTCTCCAGCAAAATGCTGTAGATTAACACGTAATAAAAACGGTTCGCTATGGTTGGCGATTGTTGGCATAAACATATAAATAAATCCTCCTTCGCTATGGTGAGCGAAATATTGTGAGACTTTTACTGTCATTCTCCAGGACAATATAAAAACACCTACATTGGCATCCCTTGCCCTTGTGGTGTTTGCAGTTGACTTAATATTTGGTTTTGAACTTCTGGTGGTGCATTTTGAAATGCCTGCTGTTCTTCTGGTGATAATTGTTGAATTAAACTAGCAGGATCCATTGGTTGGCTTTGTTGTGCTTGCATTGCTTCTTGTTGTTGCATACGTTCTTGAATTTTACTGATTAATTCTTGTTTTTGAGGAATATACTCATCAGGAACTCGATCTAAATAGTCGATGATGTCTAAGTATTTTCCCTCAAGCAATCGGTCTAGAGTTTGTAATGCTGCAATCTCTGACCAATAAGAAGATTCCCCAACATCTGCTCGAATGTTAAACCACATATCTTTCAACTGGTTAAAATCGAATTCGACTAATTGTTTCATCCCTTCTATATCCATCACTACTGGTCGTTGGCCATAATAAGTACCCATCATGTCAAATAGGATTTGTCCGATATCCTCAATCCACTCATACAAATTCGCACGTGGGTTTTCGAGTGGTACCGATGAAGATTTCTGAACCGCAATAATTGCTGAAGTATTCTTTGGATCTACGTTACCAAGTGCAGCATCAGATGCACCTAGCATTTCTTTTGTGTACTCCATCGCCAGCTCAATCGCTTGGATAATCTGATTCGACATATTGCCTGGATTTAAATATCCTGCGACGTTATTAATGCTGTTTTCACCGCCTAATCCCGATACGGGTATGGCCATCCCAATTTCATTGGACCACGAGCTCATTAAATCTGCGTTGTACACTGCTTTAGGGAAAGCCGTCATCATAAGGTGATACATCACCATCGCAAACATACGATTGATGAAGATTTGATTTGGCAACATGCCTGTACAAAGTGCTCGACCATGATATTGATTCTTTTGTTTCTCCCAGTTCATCCAAGCGACTGGATATCCCTGCAAACCTGTATCAATGTCTTTGTAAATATAAGACGATTCGATACTCTTACTAACGTGTATGGTGCCTTTTTCTTTGTTTAATCGATAAATGATTATATACAGAGCCTTACCTGTTTCATCACCCTCAATATCGAGCTCTTCAACTTCAATCTTACCTGCATCCGCAGATTGTTCTAAGTATAAGTGATCGCTCTGAATATTATCGATATCCGATTGGTTCGCTTTGAATCGTTTTGCTTCATCCTTTAAGTTTGCGACCATATCACGACCTGAAATGATAATGTATGGCTGTCCTTCTACTTTAGGATTGTTTGCATTGCCAAAATAGACATTCGCACCATCGACTAATTCGAAGCTAATTTCTCCTTTGATATCTTTAAAAGCTTTTCCGTAAGGTTTCTTCGACATATCGAAATATAAATGCGCACAAGCATCACCAGTAATAGCTGCATCAAATAGAGCATCCTTCACTTTAAAATCCATTTTGAACTTCTCAAATAACGTTTGTATCTGAGCATTCGCTATTTCTGCAGGACTAGGTTGACCATCTACGAGATCCGTATCGGTTAGTGGCTCTAGATGCAGTTTACTTTTTGAAGATGTGAGTGAAGCAATAAAGAACGTAATCACTCGTTTGATGATATTAAAAACAGGTTGAGGCAATTTCTCTACTTTCAGATTGCGCCACTGATTCCCGTTAAAGAATTCTAAATTGGCAGTCACCGTATCGTAGTAGTTCGGTTCTAAACGATTGTTATAACGCTTGCCAGCTTCGTATAATTCCCAATCTTTCGTTTGTTCCAAGCGTTACACCTTCTTCCGTTGAAGAGCTGTTTTCACGTCATAGCTAAATATGTTCGCAAAGTCCTCATTCAATTTTTTTAATCGTTGTTGTTCTTCTGGATCCATATCCGGTGGTTTGGCTTTTGGGACTTGATTGTGTCCTAATCCCATCCGATACCCTAGATAAAAGACAATAAAAAGAACCACTCCTGTGAGTAGCCCGATAAGATAATCCATATTTAATTCCTCCTAGCAGTCTGTGAATTCATTTAATCCCAGTCCATAAAATCGTTTATTTGAGGTGAGCCACCAGTCATTGTTCGTACGGCTGACTCGTGTATCTCTTTTGGTGTTGGATTATCAGGATCATGTGCTTCTGGAACATCTGCATTGTAATAAAACAATTTGTTTAAAGCCTGTGAACCTGAATCCACATCATCGTCATTTTTCCCTCTTGGGAATGCTGACCACTCATCAATGAATTCTGTAGTCCAAGGTTCATTTTTCGGCACCCATACATTACCTGAACGAATGTAATCTGATACCGCACTCACACGAGCTATTTTACTTCCCTTTGGATTAACAGGAATGATACCCGGCAAATGTTTACGTAGCATCGAGATAATAGCCGAACCGTTTGCTTTGTCCTCAATAAAAATGCCTGTTGCCTTTGGATAACGCTTTTTCATTGTTTTGATGGCTTCTAAGGTTGTTGGAAAATCCATCCGCCTTTTATCTCTGTCCACGAGATATGCATTAATGCCTGTCTTTCCCCAAGCTTGAATAGAAACATAATCGGATGTATCACTATCTTTGAACGTTGCATCCACACTGATGATCATACGTTGCAACACAGGTAAGGTATCGTACTTTTTCCACCAATCTCTTTTCACCATGTTTCCTTCATGTGCAGTAGGTCTTCCTTGGTAAAGGGAATTGAAAGAGGCAGGGTATCTCTTTCTTTCAGCGATAAACGAATAGCTATATCTCTCAGGCCACAAAGGCTCGCCAATCTTGCGACCAAGCAAATCGTTTTCTTCTGCTTCAAGTGGGAAGTTGTAAACCTCCCAATTCAACGGTTGGCCATATTCGGGATTTAGCAATCTGCCTTGTAAATCGTCTTCGTGCCACCGTGTAAGAATGAGGATAACAATTGCACCTGGATGCAAACGCGAGGAGAAAGAGTCTATCCATTCATCCCAAATCTTTTCCCGATGATTTTCGCTATTTGCTTCTTCCCTGTTCTTAATTGGATCGTCAATAATCATTAAGTCGGCACCTTGACCAGTGATACCAGATAGAACTCCTCGACTAATCATTCCGCCTATATTGTTTGAGAGAGTCCACTCATCGTGCGCTGAACTATCTTTTGCTATTTCTATACCAAAGATATCGTTGCCGTATTGTCGAATCTTTTCTTTGTTCTTCTTACCAAACTTACGAGCAAATGTATCGTTATAGCTGATTTCAATAACCCGGTCTTCTGGAAAATGTCCTAAGTAATAACTTGGTGCAGTTTCCGTTATTGTCATTGATTTTGAATGACGAGGTGGCATGTTAATTGCGATGTATTGGTTCTCTGTTGGTATGTCACCATCTCGCATACGTTTCTTTTTATCAACTGCAGATTGAATGATGTTACCGATAAATTCGGTGTGTGGAGCAATTTGATATCTTCCTTCATGCGCATAAACAACATAATCGATGTAATTTCTTCTGGCGATCGCCTTTTTAACTTCATCAAGTGATGGCAGTTTTAGAGAGGATGTTTTCAAGCTTTTTCAACTCCTCCACTGACAAGCTGCTTAAATCCACTTGATTATTCACATTATGCGTTGTCTCACCTGAGTGCTCGATTTCCTGTTTATCTCTCCACTCTTTCGGTTTTCTATTTTTCAACCAAAAGATTTGTGCAGTTGTATCTGGTTGGACTTCCTTTGTAACCCTTTTTGTTTCAATCATTACCATTTCAGTTTTTCCTGTCTCCTTGTTAAAGTGTTCAGCATACTCCTTGGTAATTTCATCATATCGATATCCAAGTGCTCTTTTAAGTAAGGCATTTTCGACTTGGCGGTCAACAATCTCTTTGCCCTTTTTTAAGGACTCCAAAAACTCTGGGAACTTGTTCTTCCAGTCGTTTAATGTGGAAACTGCAATGCCCATATTTTGAGCAATTTGTTCATCTGTCAGTCCGTCTCTTGCCCAACCGTTCACTTTGAGTAAGCCATCTTCTGTTATCCAGTAAGCAAACTTTCCTTTAGCTCCACCTTTTTTTACTTTCCCATCGCAATCACCCTTTCACGCTATTTGCATTTTTAGACATATAAAAAGCACCCCTAAGGATGCTCTTTTTTAACCCTCAACTTTACCATCTACCAGTAATTCTAAGTAGTTTGCAAACTTAAACTCGGGGTTTTCATCTTCAATAACAACTATTTTAGTGGTAATATTCTTATCCAAATCAACACCTCGACACATGTACTTTCCATCGCCAATAAATGTAATATCCGTTTGGAAATAATAATCACCATCATTTAGAACTATTAATTTTCTAACAGTATTGAAGAACTTAGTTTCTTTTTTCATAAGAATTCCTCCTTTTTCTGTACACTTCTACAAAAAGGAGATATTTTCCTGCTTAATATAAAAAACGCTTAGAGATATGCCCAAGCGTTTCTAAAATTCTTATTTAATTTTACTACCTTAGTATATCCCCTACACATGCACTGGCTGCGTAGATTCAATACTGCTTATTTATAGAGTAACACACTGTTGGTCAAGTAGGTGTGTAATATTTTGTCACATTTCGCAGAAACATTTCGAACGTAGCCATATGACAAATTTAATTCATCGGAAATCTCTTTTAAGGACTTGCGATCAACTACTACTTTTTTCATGATTGCATACTCAATTCTATTTAGTTTTCCTAATGCTCTTTCATAATCCTTTTTCATTACTTCATAGTGCTCTTTACGCTGCATAATTTCATGTTTTCTGTTATGAAATAAGTCCACACGTTCGATTGCCTCTTTGGAACCAAACTTCGTAGCTCCAATACTCCCCAACATGTAACTGCCTTTCCCGAACCAATAATCCATATCTGCATTTACACGTTCCAGGTCCAGTTCGATTGTTTCAAGTGTTGCACACAAATCCAAATAGTTAGCCAACATTTTCACTTAAACCGACCCCCTTTATTTATAAACCATCTAACCCTTGTTTTCTCTGTTTGATTTTCTTTCTTTCTGCTAGATCAATCACTAAGATAGCAAGCTCAATTTTCTTTCGTTTCATTTTTTTCGAGATGTTAAGCAGAGATATTTCGCTCTGCCACATCTCAATAAATTCCTCGATTTCTTTTTGGCTAAATCCTAAATCTAAATCAATCTGATCCAGCGCAAAATACTTCATCGTTTGTTACGCAACCACTCTTTATTACTGGCACTCTCAAACCCAACTGCATGACCTTCTTTCCATCCCCTAGCATGTCCCTTTGTCTCACCGTCGACCTTGCCGATGAACATTCCTGCGACAAATCCGAACAACACCATCATGAGTAACCAAAATAGCTCCAATTGTTCCACCTCATTTCGTTACGACTTTCCATCCTTCTTTTTTCAATGCGCGAAGTTCTTTCCCTTCGAACCGGTCATATAACCAATAATCGCGAATGCCATCATTTTTCGTGAGTAAGAACAAAGCCCCTTTACGTATCATCTTCATACGATGGACCTTTTGCGGACGATCAACCTCAATTGTAATTCCGTGTTTGTTTTGCATAAGCACGCAACTCCTCGAGGTTTTTATGTCGATGGCCACAGTTACCACACTGGATAAATGAAGCATAATCAAGTACATACTCGAAATCTCCGAGCGGTTGCCAAAGACCACAATTATCACAAGAGACTAGCAATGGGTAGTACTCTTGCTTTTTCATACCATCCCTTCTTTTCTGTAAGATTTTGAAACTTTCACCAAAATGAAACGTAATATATTTAAAGGCGGTGACTATACAGTGGGTTTTATTAAAGAAAGATTTATCGGACCAATAGTTGGTCTAATTGTAGGTGGACTATTTTTATACATAGTTGCGTTAATCGGAGATCATTATTTTGGATGATCTCTTTTTTGAGCTTTATTTTTCTTCCTAATTTTCCGATTCGCTTTCAATTCTGCTAATTCAATAAATCCTCCATCGATTTGCGAATAAGTTAGTAGTGTCAATCTGTGAGGGAACTTGTACTCAAACATTTTCTTCTTAATCTTGAAGTCAGTCGTTTCCATTCCCTTAATGTCCACTACTTCAATGGATCCATCTAAATGGTGTATTTCGAAGTCAGCGACATAAGTAATTGCCTTGAACTTTTTACTTCCTTTTTCAAACTTGGGTTGTATTTCGTATCTAGGTTGAAGACGAAAGAAGAGAATTTTCTCTTCCTTCTGTCTCATTTTCAGTTCTTCGTAATACTTAGCTTCCGCAGCGCTATCAAACGTAATGTCATCAACGACAACTTTTCGATTATTATACTTACTCGGCATTAATCGATGATGTACACATTCTGAAGATTGATTTCTTTTTCTAATTCTTGTGATAAGTAATAGGCTATGTTCGACATCGCATTTAGTTCCCATGCCCCACCATCTGCCTCGAATAATCCGACTTGGCCACCTTCACGTAATCGCAAGATAAATTCGGATGCTGGCTGTGCTACTTCTACGAAAGTGCGGAATGGTTTCAGCTCGACAGGGTTTGGAATTTCGACATTCCCCACAGTTGCGACTCCTGTCTTAGCAGTTACACGTTGTGAAAGCCCATCGTCTGTCATTTGAACAGAATTTTCTTCCGTGATAGAACTGATCAATTTGAGTAATTGTTGCTTATGAGCGTTCTCCACGAAGCAAGCTTGCAACATAATTTGAAATTGTTCACGGTCAATGAATCGTTCAAACTTGATTTCGGGCAGTAATGCTTTTGCTGCTACATACGATCTACGATCATTTACATCGTTCAAACTGTCGAACACATTCACTCGAGTAGGCGATTCCACATGAATCATTAGTTTGCGATCGTGATCGAAATTCGATTTAATGTAGTCAACGATTCCTGATAAGCTACGTAATTCAATTGGTTGTACTTTCTGTTCTGTATCTAGTCGATACAATTGGTTTGTGGAATAAACCTTACCAGCTGCTTCAATTGTTTCTGGACGTTTTAACTCAAGTAAGTACGATACGAATTCTTTTAACATTTAGGTTCCTCTTTTCTATTTGTTGGTGTTAGTTATTTGAAATTAACGACTTTATTTTCTTTTTTTGCGATTTCCGTTTCAGCTGGCTTTTCCCCTCTGTCAGTTAGCACTTCCCCATTTTCATCTACATACATCTGTCCTGGGATGCCACTCTTCAACTCAGCACCAACGACTTTACCTTCTGAGTTGTAATCAATCATCAAGTTCGTCTCAATTTCTCTCGCCGGTTGAAGATTACATTTTGCAGTAATACTGACACTTGCCAAATTACGAGATTCATTTGGTTTGAGTGTAATGTTCATTGTTACTTTTCGCGCTTTCTTTGGGTCTGTGTTAGGATCCGCAATATTCTCTAAAACTTTTGATAGTTCAAGATTGATTCGTTCCGCTAATGCTCCGTTTGCAAATGTTTCTAGGTTTACATGATTGCTCATTTTGACTTCCTCCAGTTTTTTTGGTTTTGTATTGCATCGATACTAAAGTCGGCAGCATCCCCTTCACGAAATTGTGTTTAGTTTCGTCCGACAAATTTCATGTCCATACAGATATAGCCATTCTTCGTAAATTTCTCGCCATTATCTATCCATCCCGAATCGATAAGCCGTTCATGGTCTGCTCGAAACTTCGCTAAGGTATCCGCCATAATTAACCGGGTAATAACGCCATTTTTCTTTTTCGATTCCATACCTGCACCTCCTACCAGTTTTTGAAGCATGAGTCATACAAGCTTTCGATGTAAGTAGCATGCGCTAATCGTTTTGCTAACTCTTCGCTTGGCTCCACTGCCATTTTCTTTTTCAAGATTCGTGGGATCCGTTTAATCTCATCCCCATCTGTCGTTTGTCTTCGAACAGCTTTGTAATCACCAAACCCTCGACCCCGATTGACCACAAAGACAAATGCGTGGCGGATTGATTTACCTTGCTTATTCACAAAAGTCGAAGAGAATTGGCTGACAAGATACGCTTCTTTCTCAATCTCGTACATTTCTTTCGAGCTGGTATTGCGATAGTCCTCAGAGTACCTGTTCATTCGGCACCTCGTTCTCCTGCTCGTGATCTCGTTTAATGCGCTCAATAGTGGTTAAATGTAAAAGCTCGTGATATGGCATGCTTCCAATGGGACGACCTTCAGGAGTTTCTGTGATGCCCATGGAGCGTAATCCCTGTATGAAAAAGTCTCGTTGGTTGCTTTGAATCGTTTTTAAGTTACCGCTGATGTTTCGACGGTTGCGCACGACACTTCCCCCTCTTCGATATAGTTGAGTAATATTTCTTCTGCTTTCTCTCGACTAAAGCCATACGTAAAACAGAAGTTCGTTAAGTGATTTTCGAATTGCTCTTGGAATATCTCCTGCTTGTGTTCTTTCCAGAGTCCAGCTGCTAGAATCATTTGGTTGAGTAATGCATTCATTCAATCTCCTGCCTGTCCGAATAAGATTTTCTCGATGTCTGCATTCTCTTTTTCTGCTTCATCGTCACGAATAGACTCTTCTGGCAGATACAGTTCTAAACACATCTTATTGATGCGAGAATGAACACGTCCTTCTTTGTAAATCTTCGCCAGATTTTCAATAGTTTTGTTTGATGTAAAGAAAGTGACTTTCTTATGTTCCAGTCGATAATCCACGATGTCGAAGAAAACTCGCTCTGCAAACTCACTAGGTTTTTCAATCGCAATGTCATCAATAACAAGTACCTCCACTTTTCGAAAGACTTGAATAATATCAATCTCCGATGTGGAGATTTCATTGCTGAATGTTTTTTTAATTTGTGAGAGTAAATCGTTCGCCTTTAGAAAAGCGATATCTACTCCATGCACTTTAACGAGTGCATTAGCAATGCTTGATGCAAGTCTCGTTTTTCCTGAACCCTTCTTTTCACTAAATAGATACAATCCTTTCCCTGCGTTTTTCATCTCTTCAAAGTTTTCGATAAATTTAACGGCAGCTTGTTTCGCAATTGTTGCCGTATCAATACTCTTTTGAGATTTATAGAGCAAAGGATCGAACGAACGGACAGTCGCTTCCCGAAAAATAAAAGGGATTCCTGATAGATCAATCTTTCGTGAAATCTCGTTTTGTTTTTTGCGCTGTTCATAACAAGCACAGGGCTCCTGCCATTCATCCGATTCTTCTCGAAATTCAGGTGTTCGTTTCGACCAATCTTTTTTCCAAATCCATCCCGAACCATCACAGGAACGATGTGGACACTTGTCAGAAGGAATAGTGAGAATTTCGACCGGATTCGTTTCCAGCAAGGCGTTTGCGTCTTTCATTCGTTTCGCTAATTCTGGCCGACTCTTCAGGAGAGATTCCAGAGCTTGTCCTACTGTTTGAAGCATTGTGCATCCCTCGTTTCTTGTTTTGATTGATTAAGATGGATTTAGTGTAATTTAGAGAGGTTGATCCATTCACACGTGTTTCCTTCATTGCTTGAATAACCTGGTCTTCTCCGAAATCGTCAATTAGTGAACCTAACATCTCAGCAATAAATGAGCTGATTGTACCGAAACCTTCAGATTCGAAAATTTGGAAAGCATTCGGTTCTAATCTCTCTAAATTCTTTACATTCTTACCTTCTTTAGTTCTTACATTCTTGTTAGCTGTTAGTTGACTGTTAGTCGTCTGTTGATTGACTGTTAGTTGACTGTTAGTTGACTGTTGATTGACTGTTAGTTCGTCTGTTGATTCATTTTCTTGTTGTTGGTAAATCGCCCAATTCACAATGGTTATAAGTCTATTTTGCTTTGTTGATTCGTCTGTTAGAAATTCGTATTTTTCAAAACGTTTTAGAGCAGTCCTGACGTTCTGTATCGTCACTCCTTTACCTGCTCTTTCAGCGATGGATGGTAAGGAAGTAACAAATTGACCTGGTTCTGCTTTGTATCGCTTTCCTTTCCAGTCCCACTCTTTTTCTCTATGGTTCGCCATTGTGAGCAGGGTGATTAAGATCACTTTTTGTTCTGGAGTGGAACCAGTCCAAATTGGTTTGTCTGTCAGTTGTCGATGTAATTTAATCCACCCTCCCAACTTGCTCCCCTGCCTTTCATTTACATTTATTTACGGAATGTGAATTAGTTTGCCTGTAACTTTTGCAACTTCATCACGTATTAATTGCTCATCTGAATTACTATCGGAAAGATGCAATAACCAAATTTCTTTCAAGACCGATAAATCATTCGCCCTTAAAAAATCGAGCACATTCTCAAGGCTGAAATGCGATTTCATAATGCGTTGGCGGAGTCCTTTTGGTAATCGGCCAGACTTGTTATTTGCATCCAACACCGACTGGCAATAGTTACACTCGAGCATTAAATGTGTAATGCCTTTGAACTGATACTTGATGTAATAGGTATCTGTGGCGAACAATAATTTTTCTTTTTTCTCGTTCATCAGGATAAATCCAAATGGCTCAGAAACATCATGCTGCACATCGAAACCTAAAATAGTCCATGTGCCGATTTTGAATAGGTGTTTCGCCTTTTGTTCATGAATTCGGTGGTGTTGTAAGTCGATTGCTTTTGCCGTTCCTGGACTCATATAACAATCAATGCCAGCTTTTAGAAAACTCTTTAAACCGCCTACATGATCGTTATGTTCATGCGTGATCAAGCAGCCTTTAATATCTGCCGTTTGAAAGTTCAATGCTTTCTGTACTTGTTTGAATGACACGCCACCTTCTAGGAGCAATGGCGTGTGACCATCTGTTACGTAATAACAGTTACCTTTGCTCCCAGTGGCGATTGTCTTGATATCAATCATTAGAAACCAGGTCCATTCGATTCTGATTCAAAAACAGGTTCAGGTTCCGCCCCATCTTCAATTTGTTCCTCAAAAGGTTCTGAAATTTCTCCTGTTTCCTTGTTCACGTAGTCATCCATATCCAGAACTTCTTTATTTGCATTCGTTTGAATTTCTTCTTGCAGCTGAGCATCTTGTAATTTCTCGTCTGATGCACGGAAATGTGTCATTACAAGCGAGTTATCATCCGATGTGTTCATCAGTTTTTTACATGCTCGATTGATTACTGTACGCTTGGCCATCTCTTGTGGGAACTTGCTATGTGTTGAATCAGCACTTTTTGGATTTTGTTTTGATTGTCCCCATGATTTTTCGATTTCTTCAATTGTCATAACTTCTGTGTATACATTATTGTCTTGTTCAATAATCGTGCAGTATGCTCCGATAATAGCTTTGTTTTGACTACCAAACTTTTGCTTGTGTGAGAGATTGCGAACTCGTCCGTTGACCATTTCATAATCAACCTCGTCGCCTTCGTAAATGACTTGGGCATCAATACTCTTAGCGCCGGTCACTCGTTTTGTTACAGCCATTGTTCCGAAATAAGAACGTTGGAATGTCAGTGTTTTTCCATAAACGATGAAATAACCTTGCTTCTTTGCCGGATTTAATCCTTGGACGACCATATCTAGCAAACTGTTGGCGATACTATCTTTAGAACAAACCTGCAGTGCTGGTCTGTAACCATCGTTTTTGCCTGTTTTGATTTCTTGTAACATCAGCCATGCTGATTTCATGGCATTTTCTGGACTGTAGTCAGCTGGGAAATGTAACTCTCCTGCTTCCTGAAATTCCTTCACTTTGTTTGCGACGATATCAACCGTATCTTTCTTGATTAGTGCTAATTCGCTCATTGTGATTCCTCCAGTAAGTTTTTATTTCTGTAGATATTGCCGATGACTTCAAATTCATCATCTTGCAACCAAACGTAATTCAGAATAAACGCACCATTTGATCCGTAAAACTCCGAGTCGTAATTATTCCAAATTTCATAAATGCCACTTTGATATTTGACTACTCCGACAAAATATTTATCAACTCTATGTCCGCCAGTTGTGTCGAAATCCACAAAACTAACAATATCCCCTTCATAAATCTCCACACCGTTCTTATCCTGTAGTCCTGTGTACTGCATGAGTGCATAGGTACCCGTACCATCAGGAGAGCTTCCTTCACCATTTTGGAGGTTGTAATAATAAGCTAAATTATCGGAATCGAAAGAAATTGCGTCGTGCACATCAGTTCCGCAAACATGCATGCTTTTACAATCCTTATCCCAAACACGAAATTTAATTTGTCTCACCTTGATTCCTCCAAAAAGTGTGGATGTTGGTATATGTTTCCGATTACTAAGAGATATGAAAATTTTGGCGTTTCGTATAAGGAACCTTTATTCTTAATTCCAAATGAACCGAAAACAAAATCAATTTCACCTGTATAAAGTAAAGTCCCAAATGAATTTCTGACCTCGGCTATATCACCTTCAAAAATCTCTACACCATTTTTATCCTTAAGTCCGGTGTATTGTTGTAGGGGACCGAATCGCTCAGGAAAAACTGATTGATGAATCGCGGGATCCGACATTGTTCTCAATATCAAGTCTCCTTGTAACCCAATAGTAATATCTTCCAATCCACCTTTATAAGCTTCGTGTATTGGTTTGAAATATTGGTTATACTTTTTGTCCCAAAAACGGAACTTTATTTGTCTCACTTTGATTCCTCCAAATATGAAATGTATTGGTTTCTTTTTTCTTTTAAATGATTCAATTTAACTTTTTCGTTTTCAATTACGTTTGCGTAACTTGTAATTAGTTCCTGGACTTCATGAATTTCCGATTCTAATTTCGGCAAATTATTTTCAATTAACTTTTTAACGTGATCAACGCTTTTTTTCATTTTGCTTCCTCCACACGTAAAGTTTTGTCTTGCTCGCTAACGATCAGCGAAACGATTTGTGTATCGATAACATTTAGCTTCGTTACCGCCTCCGCATTGTCCACGAATATTGGCGCATAAATGCCGTAATGCTCTGATAGAGTTTGGATTATATCCAGTCCGACATTGATTCGCATCGCATTGTTTAACGAACTGTAATCGACTCCGTTGTAAGTTGTTTCGCACACTTCTTGAAGACCACCATTGATTTGGTTCTCAAACAATTTAAAGTTTGCTAGCTTGAATTTGCCGTTAATCTTGTCGGTTAAGAGGTCCACTTTCGCTCGAATGAATTCCTCGGTTAAATGCAACTCGTGATCTAGCTTCTGGAACTCTGCAGCTAGTAACGATTCGTTTTCGGTTAAGTCCTGAATACGAGCTTTCAAATTGTCGACATTAGCTTGTGCTGCGATGATTGCATTCTTCTCACGCATTTCACTTCTTAGATCTGCAACTTCTGACTGGATGCCCTGAACCACTTCTTCCAATTCTTCTTTTTCCGATTGAATCGCACTTTTTAATTCATCAATTTGTGCTTGAAGATTTTTGTATTCGGGTTCTTCTTTTACGTCTCTCACGTTCGATTCAAGAGCATCTAAATCGTTCGCAAGGTTTTGTTCATCATGCATCAAATCAATGAAAATTAGTCGAGATTTTTCGAGATTTTCAGTTTGTATATGCAAGTCATCTACAAGGGATAGTTTTCGTTCTTTCAATGCATTACCTTCCGCCGAAATTGCCTGTAAACGATTTGATTTATTAAAATTGAATGCCTCAAGTGCTTTTTGTTCAACCTCATCCCCTCTTTCTTTTAGAAGAGCCTGTCCACATGTTGGGCACTCTGTATTTCCGTGAAATTCAAAGCGTTCTTGATCAATATAATTCCAGCGATTTCTTAGCTCTTCCATTTGTCGATCAAGCTTCTGAATGTTCTCGTTTACCCACTTGATCTCTTCTTCATGTTTTTGGATTTCACGTTGCCCAAATAGAACATTCTGTTCTGCTTCTTGCCATTTTGCTTGTTTTTCGCGTAATTCTTTTGTTTCTTCATTCGTAAACTCTTGCTCGAACGTTCTTAATGTTTGAGTTAGTTCCGTTATTTGAAGCTCTTTTTCTTTCACAGAATTACCATTACGAATGTTATTGATTTGGTTGTTTGCCTGGTCAATTTGCAATTGAATCCCAGCTACTTCACCTTTTAATTCATCGAGGTTTTCATTGCTTTCCGGAATAGATTTCGTGATTTCATCAATCCTTACTGGAATAGTTAGTAGCTCTTCATTTATTTTTTTTCGACGTTCGGCAATGACTTTACGATGATCGTCAATCGCGCGTCCTTTTAACAAAATAGGTAGTGCAGCTAGTTCTTTGTTTGTGGCAAATACTTCTTCATCTGTCACATCACCACTGATCGTCAGGAGAATGTCACGACGATCTTTCCATTTCAGCTGCTCATTGAAAAATGTTGGGCTAGTGATCAGCTTGAACAAATCCTCTTTCACAATGGAATCGACAAATTCGGTGTATTCCTTTTTCTTCTTTGGCACACCATCGATGTAGTAATCCGTTTCATGTCCTGTAAATGTAGATTCAGCAGATCCTCGTTTCCGAGTCCACACTTCCTTGTAGACTTTCTTCAATTCAACTTCGGTACCATCAACTTCAAACAATCCTTGTACAGAGTGATTTAAGTTGTGTAGCTCGTTACCGTTAGCATTTAGTGTCTTAATAGAAAAATCCTTGACGTTATGCGAATCCTTATCGAAAAGTAACCACACAAATCCATCAAATAACGTAGATTTACCAACCGCATTATCACCGTAGACATTGACTGAATTACCATTTAGAACTAGCGAAAAATTTTTAATCCCTTTGAAGTTCTCTAACTCCATTGAGAGTAATTTAATCGTTTTCAAATGCCTGCCTCCTTGCCCCTTATGAAAGAATGTTGTATTCTATAGGGGACTTCTTTAGTTTTAGGTCCACTGTTGGTAGCAGTGGGCTATTTTTGTACCAATAGCTCTGTCGTCCCTTTAAAAATCACTTTCTTCACTTCATATCCTTCTGCTAAATGCTCGTCCATTACTTACACGACAGATGATAGATTTGTGTCTTTCGTGTACACAAGCTCGATTGTTTTGTTAAAGCCATCCTCAAAGTGCGCTTCCCATAAGTAATACTCCTGTTCCACTTTCTCACCCCCTCTCAAGGATTTGTTTCGATTCGTCCTCTAACCTAGTAAAATCAACCACTAGACGATAACCCCAGTGCTTACAATATTCTCGTTGAAAATCGAGCATTTCTTTTAATTCCTTCTGCGTTAATCGAAGTTCCAATTCACCGACAACAGGTTCAAAGTGTCGTTGGAAATGTACGATGAACTCATTGTTTGGCAACTTCTTAATTGGTGCTATTCGAACTGTTTTTTCTGACATTATTACTCTCATAAATTCTCGATAAAAATGGAGATTTGGCTGTACAAGATTAATACAAGAATGATAGCTGCGATCAGGAAAAAACGTCTCTCTGTTTTGGACAGCGGTTCTACAAATAAGTAGTTCTCAATTCTTTTCATCATGAGATGTTCTCCACATTCACTCGGTATTTAACGGCCAATTCTTTCACGATAGCTAGATAGATTTCGGTTAAACGTGAATCATCTGCAATCGCATCTAGTTTAGAAACTTTGTTTACAGTAGACTTAGCGACTCCATTAAGTGCCATTACTTTTTTGCTTGTTCGTCACTCGAATACTTAACTTACACTTCGCGCGATCTTCAAGAATTTTGTAGCTTTCATTGCGAATCTCTTTGAACATGTCGTAACCGCCCTGCGCTTGAGCAATTCGATTTAATATTCCAGTGATTTTCTTGCGCCACTCGACAACCGATAAGCCAATAATCTCGTTAATGTTGTGTTGTTCTGTTTCAATTTTTCCGATACGACCTTCTTGTTCGTTTAACTTTTTCTCCATTTCCACCATGTTCTGTGCTTGGAGCAATGCGTACTCGGCAGGAGTTAATTGTTTCTGTTGATAGGAGCCCGTTTTTCGAATAGAGGGAATGACTTCCTTCGTGATCCACCGCTTAAAATCTTTTGCCTCTTGCTTACGACTTCCTAAAACCAAACTGTAAAGTCCTGATTCATTTACGAAATTTGTGTCACCTTGACGCCCTATGTTGAACATAGACCGTTCATCTTCATCTAGTCGTTGCAACGCTTGAGTAACATTTTTAATTTCAAGGACTTCGCAAACATCAGTTGCAGCAAACCAGATTTCTTCACCTTGTTGCAGTGTGCGTAATTCGTTGTTTTGAAACTGGAATACGTTTTGTAATTGATTCATTCTTCTACCTCTTTTCTTTGGTATAATTTCCCTATCTCATGTAGAGGGGAGGTGTTAACATGACTACTTACTTAATCTCTTACGATCTAATGGACAAAGATAAAAATTATGACGGTGTAGCCGAAGCAATTAAGTCTTGTTCCACCGGAGTTTGGTGTAGACCGCTTGCTTCTGTATTTTTAATCGAGTCCTACTTGTCTGCACAAGAAATATCAAATGCCATTAAGGCGAAAGTTGACGCTGACGATAAATGGCTAGTAATTGAAGTTAAAAACAACAAATATGGTGTTCTTAAGCGTGATATGTGGGAGTATATGAATAAAAATATGTTTATTTAGTTCCAGGACTTGCTAATTCGCCGTGGCATTTACCTTCAGAAGTCTCTGGTTCGAATTCTTCAGATAATTTGTTAATTTGAGTGATCGAGTAATTTTCTAAGTACACATGAGCAACTTTTGGAAGAGCCTGAATCTCTTCTGGAGTTGCTTGTTCTTTTTTCAACGACACACTAACAATCCACTCAGCTAATGCTTTAAGAACATCTTCACGAGATAACCCCGCGTATTCACTTGGTGTTTCCATGCCCTATTCCTCCTAGTGTCATTATTTTTATAGTTGTTAACAAACCTTGATATTTAATTAGGATCTAGAGGGTTAAAAGAAAGCACTCCTGTTTTCTTTCTTCCGTCAGCAGTCTCAAATTCATCAATTGATTTACATAATTGACCTAACCTATTTTCCTCAGTGGTTGTTCCAGCAACCTGTGGGGACTTTTCTTTTGTTGAGTAGTCTAATGCATCTTCAAAAGTATCTAAGAATCGGATTGACTCTTCTTTGTTTGCTAGAAGACAATTTAATAATGCTGAGAACTGCCTTTGCTCACGATCATTTAGCTTGCGTAGCTTCGATGCTATCTCACTTGTTCTTATTTCGATGACTTTCTTCGAAACGTTCATTAGACTACCTCACTTACTATTTTTGGAATGTATGGATATTTTTCATGAAAATACAAAACTGGCACTTTACCGCTTTCAGTCCAATAACCTTTTTCTTTCAACTCATCATTCATTGCTTTCACTCTCATTTGGGCTACTCGCAATGAATGAAGGCCAAGTAATTTTTGAACATCTTTTGTGTTGTAAAAATGTTTCATAATATTCCTCCTACCGTTGCATATTTGCAACGTTTTGAGTAAAAAAAATACGATCAACATCCTCAGGAGACCATTTAAATCGATCAGCAAGTACTATGATTTCTGACATTGAAAAGTCCGCATTACGTCTTCCATTCAAAATAGTATTAAGCTTTTCTCTAGACATTCCAAGTATTTCAGCTACTTCTTCTTGTCTAATACCAAACTCAACTAAATACGACTTAAATTTGGGATAACCATTAATCGGCATCGACTCTGTTCCTCCTTTCTCGTTGCATTATTGCAACTTTCTACAAACATCTTATCCTATTAAATGTTGCAATGTCAACACAAAACAAATAATTTTTAATAATAGGTTGCATATTCGCAACAATTAAGGCATACTAAAAATTAGTTATTTATAGGAAGGAAGATTTCTGTATGGCTTTTAAAACAGTTTTAAAAAAATTAAGATTAGGTGCTGGATATTCAATGGAAGAGTTAGCCGAAGAGTTAAACAAGCGGTATGATTTAAAAATTAATAAAAGCACAATTTCTCGGTGGGAAAAAGGTGCTGAGCCTAAAGGGAGAGATCTACAGTATTTAGCTCACTTTTTCTCTGTTTCGCCAAGTGAACTAATGTCATTAGAATTAAATGGTGCTACTGCAAGTGTACCTAATACAATGCTCCCGATTGCTGGATTTGCTGCAGCTGGTACGCCAATTCTTGCTGAAGAAAATATTATTGGTTATGCTCCTGCACCACCAATTACTCACGGAATTCAAAATAGAACTATGTTTTATCTGAAAATCAAAGGGGACAGTATGGATCAGGAATTTAATGATGGTTCCCTAGTTCTTGTGGATAAAGATGCAGATGTAAAAAGTGGAAATATTGCAGTTGTCTTGGTTGATCATGAAGAAGCAACAGTTAAAAGAATAGTGATTGAAGGAAATTATATTACACTAATTCCTTTATCTAAAAACATAGAGCATCTACCTAAAACTTATGACATGACAAAAACTCCAATTGAGATTTCCGGGAAAGTAATAGGAGCATTTAAAAACTATGATTATTAGAAAGGAGGATAATACATGCCTGTTTACAAGGATGAAGAAAGAAAGACCTGGTATTTCAAAACACGATACAAAGATGTTTTTGGAGCTAATAAACAAAAACTTCAAAGAGGTTTTAAAAGTAAAAGAGACGCAAAGTTAGCGGAAGCAGAATTTTTAACCAGTATTGAAAATGTGATGAGTTCCAATTCGACTGTAACAGAAATATTTACCCACAATATTGAATACAAAGTATACTCTCCCAAAACTGTAAGTAGAAGAAAAAATGAATACATCAAACATATTCATCCGTTTTTTGGACATATGAAAATCAAAGATATTACCTCTAATCAAGTTATTGAGTTTCAAAAGTATTTACAGCAAAACCTTGCTTCAGCCGAAACAGCGCGAACTATTTACTCTAATTTCAAAGTCATCATAAATCATGCTATTAAATTTTTCGGTTTACGAGTGGATCCTACCCTAAAAGTTCCACCTATGCCGAGGAAAAAAACCTCTCACAATTATCTCCGAAGAGAGCACTTTGATGAATTAGTTGAACAGTTAGATATGAATCATTATAAAGAAATGACTATCTTGATGTTTTACACTGGGATAAGAGTTGGAGAAGCCTTAGCTTTAAAATGGTCTGATGTAGATTTATTCAAGAGCGAATTAAATATTAATAAGTCGCTGGATATTTCTAAAAGAGTGCCTGGACCAACTAAAACTAAATCCAGCACTGCAATAATACCACTACACAATTCTGTTTTAAGAATGTTGATAAAATTAAAAGGAATTTGCGAGAAGAAGCATTTCGGATTTAACGAAGACTATTACATTTTTGGTGGTCCTTCACCCTATCACTATTCACACTTTCATAAAAAATTTAAACAAGTATTCACGGGTATAAGAATACATGATCTACGTCATAGTTACGCAGCGCATTTAATTAATAATGGAATAGACGTTTACTTGGTTCAACAATTAATGAGACACGCAACAATAAGTGAAACAGCAGATACTTATGGTCATCTATATACTGAGAGAAAACACGAAGCAATGAAAGCATTTGATGATACAAAAAACGAAAAAATGGTATCAAAAAGGTATCACAGGAGATTGAAATAA